TTACGCGGCTTTCTGCAGGCTATCGGATGTGTGAGCGTTTTCGTAGTCGGCAGGGCTGAGATAGTTGCAGTACGAGTGCCGGCGTCGGGTGTTGTAGCGGGTGATCCACCGGAACACCGCGAGCCTTGCCGCCCGGGGCGATTCCCAGCGGGCTGCGCCTTGCAGCGTTTCGCGTTTGAGTGTCGCATTGAACGACTCGGCCAGGGCATTGTCCGCGCTCGTGCCCACCGCTCCCATCGATTGCGCAACACCCAACTTCGCGCAGATCATCGCGAAACCCTTTGAGGTGTATTGACTTCCGCGATCGGCGTGGAACACTGCACCGGCAAGACCGCCGCGGGTCAGTGCTGCGGCACCTAAGGCATCTTCGACGAGTTCGGTACGCATGTGCTCGGCGATCGACCAGCCCACCAGGCGGCGGGAGAAGCAGTCGATCACCGTGGCCAAATACAAGAACTCATTGTCCCCGCATGGCAGATACGTGATGTCACCGACGTATCGGGTATTCGGTGCGATCGCGGTGAAATCACGGTTGAGCAGGTCCGGCGACGGAGTGTCGGCTGGTTCGGCGATGGTGGTGCGGTGTTTTCGGCGCAGTCGCAGGCCCTCGATGTTGTTGGCGCGCATGATCCGTGCGATCCGTTTGTGATTGATCCGCTGGTCGGCGGGTTGTCCGTGATTGATCTCGGCGGTGATCCGGGGCCGCCCGTAGGTGTTGTCCACCGTGTGGACGGCGCGGATCTTGTCGGCGAGTTCAGCGTCGGCTGCGGCCCGGGCGGCTCGTTTCTCGGCGGCGTTGATCCATGCGTAGTACGACGAGCGGGCGATATCGATGACCTGGCACAACCGCTTCACCGGGTAGGTGTCGGAGTGGTCTGCGACGAACTGGAAGCGGTTCACCAGTTCGTCTCTCCGGCGAAATATTTTGCCGCCGACCGCAGGATGTCTCGTTCGGTTTCGAGCTTGGTTTTCTCCGCGCGTAGGTGTGCGACCTCGGCGCGGAGCCTGGCGGCTTCCTGCTCGGGTGTCTCGCCGGTGCCGGGCCCCGGAGCGGTGGCGGCGGGTCTGCGGATCGGGATACCCGCATTTCTCAGCCATGTGGTCAGGGAGCCGTGGGATACGCCGAGATCGGCGGCGATCCCGGCTACGGTCGCGCCGCCGGTGTCGCGGTACAGCTCGACTGCGTCGCGGCGGAACTCTTCGGAGTAATTTTTCTTTGCCATCGGGTTAGATCTTCTCGCTTTCCCTGGTCTGAGACCAGGATCAAGCGTGTCCAACCCGCGGGGTCAAGGCCCAACGCCGAACCATCAATCCCAGCAGCAGCATCGGCTGCAGAGCGAACTTGGTCGCCCCACTGCTTCATCGCTTCGGCCTTATCCTTGGTCGGATTCAGCGCATTCATCGCCGAAAGCAGGGCCTTCTGCTTGTCCGCAGCAGACGCCGACTCGTCTCCGAGTGTCTTGATTGCATCTGATACCTCGGTGAACCCAGGAGTCATCTGCTTTGCAATGTTCTGCTGCTGCACGAACTCATTTCGCAGTACGCGAAGATCCGAAACAGCCTGCATACCCGCCGGACCCATGGCCATCAACTGCGACTGCAAGATGTTCCACTCACGCTGAGATCCATACAGCTTCTTCGACACATCCTCCGTGGACATGCCGAGCTGATCGAATGCATGCTGAGCACCCTGGGCCTTCGCGGCGGCTCGATCGTTCATGTCGGCGAGACCTTCGCCGGCCTTCGTCAGGCCGAGGAACTTCCCGATGCCGTCGTACATGACCTCGTGCCACTTGCCGTCAGCTCGCGCGGCGGCGTCCGTCTTCTCGCGGTATTCATCGACTCGCTGGGTCGCGATCTTCATGACGTCTTCCGTCGCGACGCCCTGGGATGCGATGAGAGCCTTGGATAGCGCGTAATGCGACTCGGTCAGCTTCTTCACTGCGGAGTCATACTCAGCCGAGATCTGGCTCTGACGCTGGAATGAAGCTACGAGGAGGCCGCCTGCGACGGTCGCGCCTGTGGCGGCGGCTCCCCATGGCCCGCCCAAGACATCCAGCGAACCCTGCAGTGCCTGCCGCATGCCCGATGCTCGCGTCCGGACCACGGCCATAGCGCCGCCGAATCGGCCCAACTCGATTCCGTTGTTGGCCGCCAGTGTCCGCTGTAGCGTCATCTGCTCGCCGAAGCCCTTGAAGGCGTCGCGAGCTCCAGTCACTCGAGAGGTCAAAGGCGACAGGACGTCGCTGACTTTCGAGATCATCCCTGGAACGGTCTTGAATCCGACCCAAGCGCCAAGTGCTGCGGTGACGAGTGCCGGATGCGCCTTCATGAGATCCGCGAGCGTCTGCAGGCCTGGATTGATGATGTTCAGAACGCCCGTTGCTGCCTGCAGGGTCGTCAGGAACAGTTGCCAGGTCCCGATACCGATCGTCGCTGACGCCTGAGCCAGCGCTTGACCGATGCCCGTCAACGCTGGCATCACGTCGATGCCAGCCTGGGCCATTCCCTTCAGTGTCGACAGAAGTTCATCGATAGCTCCGGAGTCTCGTGCCGCCTGCATCGCAGACTGCAGCTTCGGCCCCCACTCTTCGAAGATCTTCTGATCCAGGGCTTCCGCGAGTCGAGTGACCGTGGGCGTCATATTGTCGATCGCGGTCGTTGCGCCCGCCAACATCCCCGGAAGTCGGCTGAAGAATGGCTGCTCAGCCGCAGCGCCGAGACGACCGAGCGCGGCGATCATGTTCTGGAAACCGCCGCGGACAGTCTTCCCGGCTTCTTGGGCCGCACCGCCGATGTTCTTCTGGATCGCGGCGAAGAACATCTCCGACGAGATCTTCCCGTCCGACGCCATCTTCTTGACCTCGGCGCCGGTCACACCAGCTTCCTTAGCCAACCACTGATAGATCGGGATGCCGCGGTCAGCGAGCTGATTCAGATCGTCGGTGTACGCCATCTGGCCCGTCTGGACCTGATTCAGGATCGACCCCATATCGGACAGGGAGACACCCGCGATCGACGCCGCATCCGCAGTCATCGACAGGTACTTCGTCAGCTCCTGGCCCGGCTTGATCCCGGCCGCGACCGCGTTGCCCGCGATTGTGGCGGCATCGCCCAACCCGAATGCGGTGCCGCGGACGGCCGTCAAGGCGCTGTCCATGATCTTGGACGTGTCGGCAGCGGTCACACCGAGGCCGGCGAGTTTACCCTTCGCGTCATCGATCGCAGAGAGCCGTTGGAAGCCCTTGACCATGGCAGTGCCGATAGTTGCGACACCCGCGGCCGCCGCTGCCGCTCCGCCGGTCTTGAGCGCCTTTCCGAGCGCCCCAGACATCTTCGATCCCATGGCCTTGCCGGACTTCTCAGCTTCGCCTTCGGCCTGGCCGAGTGCTTTCCGAACGGCGGGCGGAATCTTGTCCGTCGTGGCGACGAGGCTGACGTACCCTACGGCCAGTTCAGTCACAGGAGTGTCCTCCGATCAGATGAGCGCGAGAGGGCGCAAGGTGGAATGTCCGAATGGCGCGATAGGATCCCGCGCATGAAGAAGGTCGCGATCGCGCTAGTTGCTTCCGCAACTGCCGTGTCTGGAATCGCCGGGTGCTCGTCGCAAGATGAAGGAAGCCCGACGACGGCAGCGGCAACACCATCTGCGTCAGCTGACGTCAACAAGCCGGTACACAAAGCCGTGGGCGAGAAGGCCTACTGGGGATGTAACGCCAAAAGCGAGGACTGCCCTCTGGTCTTCAAGGTCACTGAGATTTCGCCGGTAGATCGTTCGGAGTGCTCGTCATACGCGCTCGACGACCTGAAGCCGGATGATCGACTGATTCGAGTCAAGGTCGATGCGAATGCGCAGGCGCCGATGCCCGGAGTCACACCGCGCAGTTCACCTGCTGGGGTACTGATTTCTCAGTTCTGGAACGGCGTATCGGATGACGGATACGTCACCCCAGTAAAGACCGAGTATGGCTGCATTCCCAACGGAGACACCTCTGTCTACGGGCCGTTCCACACCACTCTCGGCATCGGCGAAAAGGGCCGCGGCGAGATGGTGTTTGCTGTGCCCGCAGATTCGACCAAGTTGTCTCTCCACTACTTCGACACCGCAGGTTGGACTTGGGACATTCCGCCAGCTCAGTGACGGTTAGGCGAGGAGCTCAGCTGCGGCTGCTCGCGCCAGGTCCAGCTTCGACTGTTCGTTGCCCGTTTCAGCATCAATATCCCCTCCAGAGTCAGCTGGACCGTAAGCCCGCAGCTCCCAGCCTTGCGGCAACTCCTCTTCATCACCGATTCGCGCTATCGCTTCCATCCACCGCAGGTTGGTGACCGCGGTCGCTATCTCGGCGAGGAGGAGTGAGTCGACGTCGGCCCACATCCAATCGTCGGGATGGAGTGCCCGGTAGAGCGCAGACGTCTTGTCCTGCCGCAGATTCAGGATGAACTGCTGCAGCTCCCACCAGGAGAGGTGGATGGTTCCGGCCCAGTCGACGCCAGGGAACCCGTTGGATCGGAGATCTGTGTTGATCGCCCCCGAGTGATCCCCTTCTATCAGGAGTCGGAGGCTTCGGATTCCCCCACAGTGACCTTCGACTGCTCGGTCCAGATCCCGTAGATCTGATTCAGCTCACCGTTCGTCAACGTCTCGATCTGCTTGACTGTCGCAGCCTTGAGGTTTCCGGCGATTCGGAGTTGGGCGATGATTGCCTCTCGATCACTGATCGGATCCGGCACCACATCAGCGCCATCCCCGTCTTGTGTCACTTTCATCCGCTCGCCAGCCCAATCAGCCAGCCTCTTCTCGAAGTCAGCCGAGTAGTCAATCCGTGGCACAGTGAACTCGAGCGGAGCCTTCCCTGCACGGGGAATCTCGAACTCGACCTGCACGTCAGGCGAGTCCGCCGGAGTGATGATGTGCTTTGCCATTGGTCAGGAGCCTTCTGTTTGTCGGGATGGATGGTGGTGGTCAGGAGTGAGCCCGGCCCAGCGGGGCATCGGCTCCTGACCAGAGGGGTATGACTACCCCGCTGGGCCAGGTCTTACGGGTCAGGACAGCGTCGCCGCACCGTTCACCGACACGGTGCCGCCGTCCGACAGGCTGACGTCGTAAGTGCCGACGGTCGCGCCGGTGACGTTGACGGTGCCGGTGACTCCGGCGATTGCCTCGATCGCCGCCTTGACCTCGGTGTTGGTCGAGGTCTCCGACAGCGGTGCCGACAGCTGTCCGCCGACGCCGAAACGCCACACGCCGGTCGCGACAACCTTCACGGTCACGGGTCCGGGCGCGGTCTCACCGTCGTCGCCGTACTCGTAGATGTAGTCGTTGTCGTCGTTCTTGGTGACCTTCAGCGTCACCTTCACCTTCGATGCCTCGCCGGTCTTGAACGGCATCTCGCCGAGCTCATCGACCTTCGCGTACTGGATGACGTCGCGAGCCTTCTTCTTGCCCGACTTGGTCCAGAACACGAACGACTGCAGCGGCAGCTCGTCGGCATTGTGCGTGACCTTGTATCGGTTGCCGTGGGTCGCATCCGCCGGGATGAACTCGACATTGTGCGCGCCGTACAGCAGGTTCTTCACCGACTCCAGGTCGACGTCGTAGACCGTGAACTCGTACGTGGCACCGTACTCGTTCTGGTTGATGATGTAGTCGCCGCCGTCGTAGTCCTTCTCGGTGTTCGACGTGCGGGTGATCTTCCGCAGGTGCCCCTCGTCGGTGAGGACGCCGAGGTTTCCTGCGAGGAACGCGGCAGGCAGCTCCGAGGTGGCGTCGGTCGGCAGCTCGGTCCCGACCGGGGCGACGAATGCGACGCCACCCTGAGGTCCGGCGGACTTCGCCGAGTAGGTGTCCTTGATTCCCATGGTGTTTGCCCCTTCTTAGGCAGATTGGTCAGGAGCCGAAGGGTCTATTCAGTTGTGTCAGAAGGTCAAGCAATGCAGTGGACCAGTGACTGTCCACCGGTGCTGTGTCGTGATGTCAGGGTCTGGGTTGTCTGCGATGGTGACGCCGCGGTCCCCATCACCCCACAGGATGATCGCCTCCGATGTGTATGGCGCCGCGGCGAGGATGTCGTTCACCTTGATGGCCAACTGTTCGGCGGCTGGCCCGTCTGGTGCCCAGCATTCGACGATCAGCAGCATGTGATCGACCGCGCGGGTGCGCTGACCGCCGGCCCGAACCACCCGCAGGAACGATGAGGGCCGCGGATTCGGGACTTTCCCCGACGTCGGCAGTCCGGTCCCCTCCTTGAGGACCCGGATCGCTTCGGCGAGCGGCGCGGTCACGATGACATCGCTCGAATCAGCGTGTGATTCTTCGCGTTGTCGGCGATGGCTTTCGCGTCGGCGGTGACGACGGAGGCACGCCAGCGTCCCTGTGGCCGCATCATGCCCTGCCGACTGCCGGTCGCATACGTGCCCTTGCCCATCGCATTCGCACGAGCGCAGATCCGCTCAGCATGCGACTCGAGTTCAGCAATCACGCCGGGATCACGCCTGAGCTCGTAGAAGCCCTTGACGTTCCAGTCGATCCTCACACGGACCTCACCTTCTGCCACGAGCCCGGCGCGTACGCCACCCACAGCTTCCCTGGACGCTCCATCACCACGAGGACACCGGACGGTTCGGTCACCCACGTGACTTCGGGCCCGTCGAACGTGTCGTACACCTCCTCAAGCTTCCCGGTCGCCTCGTTGACCTCGGCGCCGGTCACGATCTCGATCACCCGTTCACCTTCCGCAGGTTGATCACACGCCACTCCGGTGCGTACAGCTCGATCTCGACGATGTCGCGGTCATGGCCGGCCAGCTTCGGCTCGTCCGTGCGTGGCGCCGCCCAACCGTGGACTGCACGCTCGACCGGAGCGGACCAGGACTCGACGGGGTTACCGTGCGCGTCCTCACCGTTGGCGTCGAAGATCCTGTGTCCGACAGTGAACGGCGTCGGGAACGATTCGATGGTGCCGAATGGAGAGCGGTCGTAGCGTTCTGGTTCGCCGATCACCTCGTACTCGACGCCGTCGACGATCATGCGGTCGCGCGGGCTGACAGGCCAGTTCACCATGTGGGGAAACTCGCTGCCTTGCCGCGGCACCCGAACCTGCGCAGAATCCGCTTGTCGTCCTTTGTCAGCCACGGCGACCCAGATGTGGAGCCCTCCGTGAATGTCCCGGACGATGAGTACGGACCCATCGACCGCGAGAACTGATCCATGTGTGCCGGAACCTGAGCCGATGACGGTGGTGTGTCGATGATCCTTGCGACCATCCGGGACACGACGAGTGCGACATCGTCGGGCACTGGGTCGGGATCGGTGTTGCATCCCATCCAGGCCCGGGCGGATGCCGAGGCTTCATCGAGGAGCCCCAGCACCCGCTCGGTCTCGTCACTCGTCAGTGGTCGCCCGAGACGTGCTTCCACGTCGTCGAGGCTTGCCAGTGCTGGCACTGACTGACTCCTTCGCAGTGAGGTGGTCGCCGACTGTCACCCCGTCGGGGATGGTGTCGCCTGCAGCGAGCACCACCCCTCCGGCGTAGACGACGCCTTCGAGATCGTCACGGATCTTCATCAGAGGACCGTGGCGACCATCGACGCGACGGGGTTCACCAGGACCGGGAGGGCGATCGCGTTGGAGTGCACCCACAGTCCGATCGGGTCCTTGGTCTTGTACGCGCCGACCGCGATGCCCGGCTGGTCACCGGCACCGATGCCGTACTCGGGTTCCATCGCTTCGAGGGTGGGACCGTAGAACGTCGCGCCAAGGATGTTCGAACCGCTGTTGGGGTCGACTGCCTCGGGGAGCAGGAACACCTTATTGTCGCTGGTGACGCGCTGGCCCTTGACCTTGCGGTCGTAGACGACGATCGGAGCCAGCGAGTACGCCGCCAGGACCGCGTTCAGCGAGTCGACAGAGATCGGCGCATCTGCCGTCGAGTTGCCGCGGACCAGGGCACGCAGACCCTCGTCCTTCAGCATCGCCGACAGGATCTTGCGCGAGACGACGTGAGCGCCGACGCTCGCGCCGTCGTTGGCATCCGAGTACGCCTCGTCCCACGTCTGCAGATCGTCGAGGACCTTCGCGCCCGACGCGTTCCACAGGGTCGCCGCGGTGACAGTGTTCCCGGCCGGTCGGCCGAACGACGGTGTCTGCACGAGACCGTTCTCGTTGATCGACAGGCCGCCGGTTTCGAGGGCCTGACCGCGGGCGACCTCGAGGCGGTCGGAGATCGCACGGACCGTGCGGATCGTCGCGGCCTCGATACCGCCGAGCGCGATCGCCGCACCATCGCCACCACGGGCACGAAGCTGATCGTATTCACCGATCCGCTCCTTCAGGCCGAGCGGCAGCAGCTCGAAGATCTTCCGCTCCGCCTGACCGCCGGCACCGACCGGGGTCTCGGCGTCGAAGGAGCGGTACTGGGCGAGCTGTCCGGCACCGTCCTTGCCGACCACAGTGCGGACGACGACATCGTTCACGCTCGTGTTCGGCAGCCAGCGTGCGAGGGTGCCCTGCTTGGATTCGATGTCCTCCTGGGCTGCACGGGCGAACCCGGTCAGCTCCTGAGGGGTGATGGTCTCGGTGTAGAGGGTCGCCATGATCAGGCCTCCAGGAGGAACTGGCCCGACTGGGTCGCGTCAGCAGCGACCGTACTCGGGAGCTTGGACAGGATGATGCGGCCATGCCACACGCCCGGTGCAGCGATGTTTCCGCGAGCAGCGTCGACGGGCTGATCGGTGAACACGAAGCCCGCCAGGACTTCGGAACCGTCGCTCTTGGTCGCGTCATACGGAACAGCGAGACCCGACTTCATGGCGTACGGTTCGCCGGACTTGATGCGGCCATCAGCGATCTTCGCCGACCACGCGGCGGGGTTGAGGGTGACGGTCTTGGCGACGTCGGTGCCGTGGCGCGAGCCGAGCCAGGACTGGTCGCCTGCACCGAAAGACTCAGTGCGCGGGGCGAGCTGGGTCATGGGTGATCACACTCCTTCGTGTGCTCATCAGTGCAGACGACTGTCGTCTGCACGCGGTTAGGAACTGTGCGACTGCTTGTAGCGGTCGCGGCCGGAAGCAATGGAGCCTCCGGTTTTGCCGGGCGGAGTGCCCTGCTGAGGGTTCGGCTGCGGACCCGAGGAGGTCTTGATCAGCGGCGCGAGCTTGTCGACTTGCGCCTTGATCTCTTCCTCGGTGGTGCCGGTGAGGAGTTCGACGAGTTCTGCGGGGAGCGATGCTCCGAGCCGGGTGCGGAGTGCCGAGACTTCGGCGGCTTCGCGGGCGGTCTTCTCGTCGGCGAGCTGCTGCTCGAGTGCCGCGATCCGATCGGCTACATCGTCACTGTCAGCCTTCGGTTCCGGCTTCGGTGCAGGTTTCGGGGCGCTGCCCTTCTTCGCCGCATCGAGCTGCTGCTGCAGTTCCTCGTTCTTCTTCTTCTGGGCCGCGAACGCGGTCACCAGGGGATGGTCGTCCGGCAGTCGCTCCGGTTCCGCCGATGCGGGCGGAGCGGTGGGCGTGGACGGGGTTGCCGGGTCAGCCGGCGGGGTGAGCGAATCGCCCATGATCACTCCAATCGAGTGGTCAGTCCCAGCCCGATCGGCTGGGGTGGTCTCGGTGGCCTGTTGAGCGCCGGCCGAGCGCCTTCGTCCCATAGCGGGGCGGAAGCCTGTGTGTTAGTCGTTGATCAGCCGGTTCCAGGCATTGAGAATCTGCTTCGGATCACCCGAACCAGCCTCAGACCGCGCCCGCTGATACTGCTTTCGCCACTCCTCGACATACGGCGCCTCATGCAACGGCTGCCCCGGCCTCGCCGGTACCGCCATACATCGGCACGCATCGTGGGACTTGAAATCCGCGGTCGACTCCCGGAGATAGTCAGCACCCCTGGTCGCGAGCATCCGACAGAACGCACACGCATTCGCCGACGCGTGCCGAGCCCACCGAGCACCAGGCTCACGACCGACGTTATCGAGCACGGTATCCCGCAGCCCATCGAACAAGGCCCGCTCAGCAGAGCCAGTCAGCAACGCGATCGCCTGATCCCCATTACCGACCGCCAACGCCCACGACGCCGACGACTGCAACTTCTCCACCGGCGGCAACTCCGCCGGCGACGCCGAGAATCGCGTATTCGTCGACGGCTGAGAGTCATACCAAACCGCACCCAGATCAGCCGCAGCAGACACATACGGCGTCACCAATTCCGGATACGCCGCAATCACCAGATCCCGAAACTCCGACGTCGACGTCTCAGCGAGCCGATGCCAGAACCGCGCCAGCTCCGCAGACAACCGACGATCCAACTCGCCGAGAATCGCCCGCACCTCAACAGGCGTCATCAGACCCGCACAGGAGTCTCAGCAACCGGAACAGTAGGCATATCGGACGCTGTAGGTGATATCCGGTTGATCAGTTCCGTCACCGACGACTTGCGCCGGTCGGACTCCAACCGCTGCTGCTCCTGAGGAGACAGGCCCACTCGGTCGTAGGTCACCGACGAGTTGGGCGGCAGCACACCGGACCCGATCAGCTTGGCTGCCTCATCGGCCGCCGCAGACCGGGTCGGGGTCGCCGCGTCCCGCCACGTCACACCGACCTCACGGAACGCGTCCGGGTCGAACTCGCCACGCATCATCAAAGCCAGGCGAGCAACCTCGAGCCACGCCGCACCGAACGACGCCTGACGCCGTTCAGCCCGCTTCACCAGCCGATACTCCTGCTGGATGATCGAATCCGCCGACGTCCCCTGCGGAACCTGAAACCCCAAGTACGGCGCCGGAATGCCAGCCTCGGCGGCGACGAGCTGAGCGTACGTTTCGATCTGGCTTCTGAACGGCGCCGGAGACGACGGACGGAACTCGTGCAACTGTGGTGTGACACGCTCTTCGGTCTCAGGATCGATCTGCGGCGGAATCACATTCATGTTCCCCGCGGTCGACCGCCACTTCGCATCCCGCTTCGCCTGCTCCGACATTCCCTCATCGAGACCGAACACCGCCGGATCCACATCGAGGGCCGTGTACTTCGGAGTCGTGTAGAACTCGCGATTCACCTCAAGGCCCGTCAGCGTCCGCGCGCCCGCCGCCGTGTAATAGCGGATCGCGCGGGTGATCTCACTACGCCCCTGCACATCCGACGCCCGATCCCGGTTCAGCATGCGCGCCACCGGGACCCGACCCAGATTGTGGACATCGCGCGCGACTACCGAGAGCCGGCCACCCGCAGTCTTCTCGAACCGGATCGTCTCATTCGGCAGGTACAGCGTCTCCATCACGACCGTGCCGTACTCGTCGCTCGTCTGCGACAGCGCTGACCGGGCACGACGCAGGCGGTAATCCCAGTCGACCGTGCACGACTCCGTCGACTCAGCGGTGACCAGAACCTCAGGCTCACCAATCGACGCGTCACCGACACCCACCGCGACGAACCCAACGCCGTAGATCAGCGTGTCCAAGTGCCCCCGACCAGACTCGACACCAAGCTGATTGTCCCGGAACACATCGGCCAGACGAGTGCCGTCAGCCGAAGTCCAGCCGCGGAACTCCAGCCGCTCCTCCAGAACGTCGACAATGGTGCCAGGCCAACCCAGCACCGCCTTGATCTGCTCCGACATGCCGCGCGGCGTCGCGATACCCAGGTCTTTCGGATCCTGATTCGCCTCATACCACTTCGACTTATCGAGGTTCGCTTCACGGACCGCTTTCAGTCGGGCACGCATCGCAGCAACCAAGTCGTTCTCGGGGTCCGTCAACGTCAGGGTCGGCAGAACGATAGCCGGAGTAGTCATCTACACCGCCTTCCTGACTGATCGTCGGTCTGGGTCGCGCCCAGGTTTGTGGTTCTTCGTCGCCCCCAGCAGTGCGAGGATGCAAGCGACGAGCGGGAAGATCGAGACTGTCGAGTCCTTGCGATCGAGGCCCCAGCCTCCGGCTGTGCCGATCGGACGTTTCCGGGCGCCCTCCGCAGCCGCGTTTACCGACTGTTGGTCCGCGTGCGTCAGCGTCCCCGCCTTCAGTCGCGACGCCATCAGTCCACAGCCGCGCGCCATGTCCGACGCGCCCGACCGGGCCACGTTCGTTCCGCGCTGCTTCAGTTCGATCTGCATGGACGCCGCCGGGGACGCATCGTCGATCACAACCGGCATTCGCCGGCCTGCGCGATCAGCTACCCAGTCGATCGCCGCCGCCTCATCAGTGCCGCGCCACACCTCTTCGACGTGGGCCGACTCGCCATCGATCCAGCACGCAGCGACCGAGATCTCCCGGGCATGAGACATATCGACCGCGAGCGCATCCGGCTTCACGCCAGCCGCCGGCCCGACATCGACAAGCTCAGCCCATCGCGACATCTTCACCGCGATCTGGTGCGACGACACGTCATCCCACACACCGAGTGCCTCACGCCGCCACGAGTCTTCGTTGCGGAGCTTCTTCCGCAGCCGCAGCATCGCTCGCTCCGACGTTCGGTGCGGAAAGCTCGGGTTCGCCTTCATCCACTGCGCCCGGTCCATCGGATCGCAGCCACGGTCCGCCGACATCTCGATGTACAACGTGCCATCCGACTCCCCGTCGATCGCCTCCTGGCGCATCGTCGAGAAGAACTCACCCTTGTCCTGTGGCCGCGGCGGAGTCCCCATCACCAGACAGAGAGGGTTCTCGGCGACGTTCTGCGCGGCACCCATGTTCTCCAGGGCTTGGAGTGACAGATGTTGGCCTTCGTCGAAGACGAGCACGTCGACATCAGTTCGGCCGCGGCCGAACCCGGAGTCACGAGCTCCGAACTCGATCTTCGAGCCGTTCGTGAAGACGATCGCCTCGTCGCCCTTGCCCTTCGGCGTCGCCTCGATGTGAGGCTGCACCTTCGGGCCCTGCGACATGTCGTAGAACTTCTCGAACGTCTCCAGCGCAGTGTCCTTCACCTGCGCGGTCCAGATGACCTTCAAGCCCGGCTTCATCAAGCACAGCGCGAAGATGATGCAGCCGATGATGTACGTCTTGCCGACCTGTCGCGGAATGCTGATGACGATCGTGTCCGCCGCATACTCGCCGTCGGCATTCAGTGACAGGATCAGCATCGACGCGCCGTCCTGCCAGCCGTCGAAACCCCAACCCAACCGCCGGCACGTCTTCCGCACCGACGGCCACTCCGAGCCAACGATCCCAACCGGGGCGACTACATGCCGAGCAACCTCCGACAACTTCGCCCGCCGACGATCAGTAGCCGGTTCCATCCCACTGCTCGACCTCGAGCTCAGCGACCACAGATGCTTCATCCGACTCTGCGGAGCGCCGGGACTCCTCCTCGGCGATCGCATTCGACAGCTTCGTCAGTTCGTTCGAATACTGGGGCCGAGTGTTGTCACCAGCCTCCGTCATCCCCTCGGCGATGATCCGTCGCTGGGCCTTCAGGATCTCCAGCCGGTCGCCCGACTCCACCGCCTCCAGCAGCGTCATTGGCTCCTTCCGCTCCTCCGGGACTTCATCGGGAGCCACGCCGCGCAGATGCGACTTGCGAACCATCGTGGCCTCCAATCGCTACCCGGGGGGGGCGGGGGGTGTTCGGGGAGGGGAAACGCCAATGCCCTGAGGTGCGGGCGGGCGATTTCTGAACCCCATGGGGGTGGGTTTTCGTTAGGCTGCCCTTACCACTCCGGAGAGTGGGGCTTGGGCGAGCAGAGGGTGGTCTGGTTGCACTTTTGCGAGTGCCCGTTCGAGCTCCGCGATTCGGCGGATGTAGTCATTTCGGGCCAGCATCTCCGCGATGTTCTCGCGGCTGGTCACCTGTTGTAAGTGGTCAGGGTTGACGCACATACTGTTCCCGCACATGTGGTGCGCGGTCTGTGTCCCTATAGGGTGTTGGAGCTTGGCTTCGAGGATCAGTCGATGGACCTGTAAGTCCCGCTTCCCTACCCTGCACACTGGATAGGGGTTCGAACCCTTCTTGCTTCGCACCTTCGCGCCTTGCCATTCCCAGCATCCGGACTCGGTCCCTCTAGTCCGCCTTCCGACCAATCTGATGACCTGCTGGTAGTCATGGCTTTCGATGGCGGTCCGAAGTGGACTGCGTCTTGCTCTGGCGTGTTCGCTTTGACCGCTTGCTCGACACTCAGTGCTGCAGAACTTGGTCGCTTCGAAGTGGAGTGCATTGCACCATGCGCATTGCTTTGCGTTGGGTCTCTTGGGTGTTGCCCGCATCTGGTCTGCTCGGGCTGCTGTCGCGATTGGCTGAGACATCTTCTGTCGGCATTGCGGACTACAGCAGGGCTTGCCCCGTGGCTTCCGGTGTGCCGTGTAGGTGACGTCGCAGACTGCGCACTGGAACTCGCGCTGCTTGCCGTGTTCCTTTTGCCATCGGTAGTGGCATCGGCCGCACCGCTTTACCTTTGGGTAGTGCGTGGCTGGGCTGGTGCATCCGTCTTCTGTGCAGATACGCTCGGTCATGTCGAACTCCTCCTACGGGTTCGGCCATTGCCCGGGGCGGTTGCAGCCGTCGCCGGGCTTTCTATTCGGTTAGGTCCAGTCGCGGTCGGTGATGAAGTCGATGCCGGTCGGGCGGATGATCTTGTTCGACTTGGCGCGATTACATGCGCGATGTGATGGGACCAGATTGTCGAGTACGTCTTCGCCGCCTCGGTCGAGGGGTGTGACGTGGTCGATCTGGAAGGCTCGAGGGTCGTGGTGGTGTGCGGTGTAGTCGATGGGGTCGCCGCACCAGTGGCATGGCGGTTGGTCTCTGGCGATGATCTTGCGGTGTTTGTCGCGGGTCGCGGTGTTGCGCTTGGTTGCCATCAGTCTCGTGTTGCTGTGCATCCGTGTGGTCGGCAGTCGGCGTGTCGTGTGGTGTCGCATCGTTCACACCAGCGTCCGATGTCGGTGTCTGTGTCGAGGACGTCGAAGTGGTCGTCGGTCATCGGTGGCCTTCGACGAGGAGTGCGCCGCATCCGCAGTACAGTCGGGCGGGGCAGTCTGCTGGGAAGTTCCAGCCGTCGTGGTGCTCATGCTCGGTGCCACGCTTGGCTTGGGTTGCGATGTCGTTGGCTTCGGCGGTGATGAGGTCGAAGATGGATTCAGTCGCGGTCATCGAAGTGCTGGCGTCGCGGATGGCGTCGGTATCTCCTGCATCGCCGGGCCAGGACTCCGGATGGTTCAGGTGTTCACAGTCGCTCATCGGTACAGCCTCTTGTTCACGCTGCGAACGATCACGTCGTCGCGGCCCTCGTTGAGAGTTGGCTGTCCGTTCTGGTCGAGCTGGAAGACGGCGTGCACGTGTGCGTATGGCTGCCCATGCTCGGGCTGCACGTACTCGACTGCGTCTTCGGGGATGATGCAGTGTCCCCGGCGATCGATGAGTTCTGGGTCTCGGTGGGCAGCGGCAACAGCCCAGTCGAAGGCGTGATGCCCTCGTGTCAGCGGCTCTCGTGTCTCACTCATCGCTCGGCCTCCTCGTCTTCTGCTTCGAATCGCCAGCCTGCGACGCTCTCGTGGTGTCCGTCGTGTCCGTCTGCGAGGACGCAGTAGAGTTTCCAGTTGAAGCCGTCTTCGTCGAGCTGGGGCAGGTACGCGGTGCAGGGTCGGCCAGTAGGTCGGAGGTGCTGTCCTGGCTTCGGGGCGGTCATCAGCACGGCTCAGCTGCTCGTATCGCCAACGGTGGCGGTCGAGTAGTAGTTGGGGATGCGGCCTTCCTTGGCTGCGGTGGCTGCTTCCCTCGCGTTGACAAGCTCGATCTTCAGGGACTCGATGATTCCTTCGAGCTTCTTGATCTTGGTGTTGGCGTCCTTGACGTCGGAGCGGAGGTCCATCGCAACCTTCACAGCGTCGACGTTCTTCTCACTTTCGCGTTTGAGGTCGGCGCGGAGTCGTTCGGCTTCGTTCGCTCGGTAGGTCAGGTTCGCGATCTGTTCATCGCGGTCGTTGAGGTCGGCGCGGTAGACGGCGAGTAGTGCGCGCATCGTCTCGTCGATCTGGTTCACGTGTCCTCCAAGCTGAGTCGGATGGTGATGTCGATGCGCAGCCTGGCGAGTGTGTCGCGGGTGATGGCGTCGGTGATGGGTCGGATGGCGTCGGTGATCTGCTGGGTGAGCCAGGCGTGGAGGCCGGTCATCAGCACGCCATGCAGTCGTCGCAGATGTCGCCGCTGACTGGACAGATCGGGTCGTCGATGTGGCCGGGTAGCGCGGTCTCGGTCGCGATCTCGCTGGCCGCGATCCGCTTCTCTCGTGCGCGTCCGACGACGTGATCCGCGGTGCCGCACCATGGGTGGCACGGTCCGCGTCGTCGGTAGTTCGCCCGCATCATCCTGGTCATGTGCTGCACCGTGAGTATGGGTCGAGGGCGGCGGGCAGGCGGCGTACCAAGTGCAGTGCGGTGGTGCCGATGATCAGGTGGGCGGCGATGTCGATGGCGATGTGTCGTGCTCGGAGGCGGTCGACGGTGCGGGACAGTAGGGCGTCGTGGTGGCCGGTTCGGATGCACCACGCTTCGTAGCCGATAACGCTGCCGATGAGTGCGGCGAGCGTGGCTTCTCCGATCACCGCTGACCTCCTGGGGCCGGTGTGAAGTTTGGGTGCCCGCGAACGTCACCTTGTGTGGTGTCGAGTCGCGGGCTGTTCCCCTGTTGTGCAGCTCGCGCCTCGCCGTGAAAGGTCGGGTCGTGGGCGTGGCTTGCGTCCCGGCACTCGCATGACGTGGCGGGACTGACACTCGGGGGACGTGACCCCCGACGCCGAGCAGCCCGTCGCGCGTCGGGGTGGCCGCCATGTGGCGGCTAGGTTCCCGGTGGTTTCGGTCCGCGGCCCACCAAAGCAGAGGATCGGCGGGGCGACCGGGTCCGGGAACGACTACGGCGAAGTGCCCCCGGTTTTGGAGACAGCTTCGCCGTGCCACCAACTCTACACGTGAATCACACGCATGTCATTCACCTGATGCGATTGGTGTCGCGCCGATGGCTCCGGCGAGGATGCCGAACCGTTCCGGGGGCCAGAAGGTGCGGCAGTGTTGGCATTCGCATCCGTGCCGGCCGATCTGCAGGGCGGGTTGTCTGACGGTTTCCCCTGCACTGTCGGGCCGGTACACCTTGGCGGTGCCGCAGGCTGGGCAGGGGTTCGGGAGGGTCCAGCGTCGTGGTGGGTCGAGGAGTTCGCGGGCACGTGCGGCCCACCAGGTGAGGTCCGCGGTGCGTGCTTTCAGTACCGGTACGTCCTGCGGTCTGAACTGCGTTTCTTCGAGCCATGCCAGTCTTCCTACGGTCCCTGTGACGTTGATGGGTGATACCCAGTCTCGGACGGTGCGGTCGATCTGGTCGCAGAGGTCGACGGCGTCGAGGACGACGGGTGGCATGGAGCGGGCGTGTGAGCCGTTGCCTGTGCCTTGTGCTCCGGCGATGTACTCGCGCAACTGCGTGTACAGCGGATCACCCCATGCGGGTTCGGTGGCTCCGTTGTCGCGTTCTATCAACGTTCGGGTGCGTCCGATCAACGAGTGGATGGCGTCTCGGAAGGCTTGGCGGGTGCCGGGCAGGTCGTGCTCGGTGGTGTCGGTCATGCGTCCTCCTGGTCGGATTCGATGCAGTGGTCGGTGTGGTCCAGTACTCGCTGTACGAACGCGGTGTGATCGCCGTGGCCGGTGAGGGTGGTGCCGCACATGCAGGTCCAGTCGTAGTGGATGCTGGATGCCACACGCGCGCGAACCCGAGACGAACGTGCCGTGATCAGGGCGGTCATGCGGGTTCTCCTTCGCGGGTGTGGCACTCGGGTCCGCAGCCGTGCGGTCGTGGCGGCGGGTCGTCTCGATGGCAGACGAAGCAGTGGGGTCGTGTGAGTGCGGTGAGACTGATTGCGACGCCGGCTGGCTCGTCGGGTTCGGCGATGCGTTTGGTGGCGTGGAGGGTGACGATGTGGGAGTCGTCGGTGATCCAGATGCCAGTGATGGCGTCGAATACGGCTCTGGTGAGCTTGTCGAGGTCTGGACGCTTCACGGCTGGCGGTGTGGGGCGTCGCTTTGCCGTCTGTTTAGGCCGTGGCATGACGAAATCGAGGTTTGCGCCTACTGGTCCCGGAGGGAGCATTCCGCCTCTCCTGCGGGCTTCTGAGGCGATTTCGGTTCGCCATGGTCCGACCGCTTTCGAGGACTCGAGCATTCGGCCGTTCCCGATGTGCCGCTTCGATCCCTGGGGTGCCGGTCGTCCTTCGACGAAGACGTGACGGTCGGTCATGCGATGCCTTTCTCGGCGAGGATGGATCTGGCTTCGGCGAGGCCCCTGCGTCTTCGGTCGTCTTCGGTGGGGTCGTGGTTGCAGACGCGGCGGTTGCGGTAGCCGCGGGTGTCGCACAGGTCGCAGTCGTTGATGGCTGCGCGTTCGGCGTCGGCTTGGGTGGCGCGGTGTTCACGTTCGGCTTCGATGTCGGCGCGTCGTTTCTCGGCTTGCCACGCTTCGAGGTCGCGTCGGGCTTGGGCGCACCCGCCGCACGCCGGCGGATTCTCGACCCCGACGTGTGCCGTGCATCGATCTGAGGGGCGGCCAGTCGCGCGTGCTGGGTCAGCACTTCCCTTCCCAACTTCTATAGATAGGTCGGGTCGGGTCGGGTCGGGTCGGGAAACCGTGGACGGACGGTTTTGTCCCCGGTCTCCGTGACCAACCTGTCCACCGTGGACATTTCCCTCTTCCTGCTGGTCGGCGGCTTTCTTGCTTTTCGCTTCGCGCCACTTTGCTTTCTTGTTGCGCTCGCGTTCGCGCGCATCGAGGACGCTGCTTTTCGTCGGTTGCGATTCAATCCAGTCGTGAAACGCGAACGATTCGCTTCCCGATCGCTCGCCAATCGCCCGCCACAGGCCCGCGTCGAGGAGCCCTCGAACCTGCGCCTTGGTGCCGCCGAGTGCCCGAATCTGCCGCCACGAGATCACGCCATCGGTGAGATGCCGGGAGCAGTACGAGCCAGCAGTCACCCACAATCCGCGTGACGCCATCGACACACCGACCAGCTTCGGATGGTCGTAGAAACCGTCATCCACCTTGAACCACGTCACTACGGCTCCTCCTCTCTCGATGTGTCGAACAGCGTCGGCTCGGGTGCTACCGGCGGACCTTCGTGGTCCCGGTACGCGTTGAGCGCGAGACGCACCAACTCCATCGGCTCGAGCGAGTCCGAGTGGAGGTCGTCGACGAAGCAGATTCCTTCGGGCATCGCCTTGTCGAGCACTGTTATTCGCCAGCGGTCGCCAGTTCGCGGCTCGACGATGACTCGGTAGTCGAGGGTGGATTCCTTGTAGCCGAGCAACGCGAAGTCCAGACTGTCGCCGGCCTTGCGCATCGCCGTCTTGTCGATCACGACGCGTCCTCAAAGTCGAACAGGGTTGGGAGGTTCTGTTCGCGTTCGGCCGCTTCGAGGTGCTTCACGCCGTCGAGCCAGTATCCGGGATTGAGCTCGACGGCACGGCCGCGGCGGCCGAGTCGCAGCGCGCGGTTCGGGACAGTCGCGAGACCTCCGAACGGGTCGAACACGAGGTCCCCCGGGTTCGAGTACCGCTCGATCAACCGGTCGACGATGTCGAACTGCAGCGGGCAGACGTGCATCTGCATCGCACGCCGCTTCTGCTCCCCGTTCAGCGTCAGCATCCGGTTCACGTCGTGCCACACATCGGGATGCCATGACGCCGGCGCGAGCGACATGAATGTCGCCGGGAGCGCACCCTGCCCGTCGAGTGCCTCCCCGACCTTGATGTGAGAGGTGTAGTCGTACACCTGCTTCAGGGTGTTCTCGGTGAAGGCCTTCGACCTCTGCTCGACAGGCATCGCTACGAGCTCGTCCGGCGTCAACGGCCGGTCTCCGGACGACCGCCAGAATGCGTGCGCATCGATCTGCCACCGCGCCCGCGTATAGGTGTCCTTGTCGTGAGCCACAGGAACGTCCGCGTAGCCCTTGGTGCGGTCAGTCTGAGGCTTGTGGAACAGCAGGATGTACTCGGGAGACCCGACGCCCATCTTCGTGCCGTCCTTCGCCATCTCGGACCATCCGAGCCGGTAGGTCTGGTTGTTCTCGCGGACCACATCGGTGACGACGGTGATCATGCCGAGGTAGTCGAACCCGTGCTTGATGCCGTGCTGCAGAGCTTCGGCGTGAAACGGGGAGACGGTTGGGACGCCGGCGCCGGTGACGTTGCCGAACAAGATCCGGTCTTTGACGTGGCAGGCGTAGATCCGGCCGGGCGCGAGGATCCGAAGTAGCTCCGGGGTGAGGTAGTCCATCTGCTGCCAGAAGTGATCGTTGTTATCGGTGTGCCCGAAGTCGTTGTAGCTCGGCGTGTACTCGTAGTGATTCGAGAACGGGATCGACGTGACGATCAGGTCGACTGAACCTTCATCCATGCCGCGGGTTTCGGCGACGCAGTCGTTGTTGGCGAACACCCAGCCGTCGCCGGACGCTTCGCAGCGGTCGATGCCCATCGAGCGGGTCAGTTCGGTGACCACAGACGCGGGATCGAGTCCGTGTTCTCGGATGATGTCAGTCATGGTTCCTGCCAGGTCATCGTGCCGCGACCACTTCTCGCGGATGGTCGCGATGACCTCCGACTCGGTGTTCGCATGGATCAGGTGGGTGTAAGTCGGCCGCGTCTGCCCGAACCGATGGATCCGGTGGACGGCCTGGATGATGTTGTTGAAGCTGTAGGTGACGCCGACGAAGATCGCGGTGTTGCACTGCTGCAGGTTCATGCCCTGTCCGAGCATCACCGGCTTCCCGATCAGCGCGTACGTGTCCCCGCGCTTCCACTCCGCGAGCCGCCGCTCGACCTCGTCCGGGTCCAGCGATCCCCGCACAGACGAGAACGTGAGTCCATGCTCGGCGAGGGCGTGCTCAATGGCGTCTTGCTCGGCGTTGAGGTCGCACCACACGAGAATCTGGTCGCCCGGATTCGCGCCGCGATGTGCCGTGACGATCTCCATCAGCTTGGCGATCCGCGCATCCATCGACAGGCGCTTCTCCGCTGCCGCCTCCTTGAGCCCGAGAGCGGCGTTGCGGAACAGCCCGCCCTGTCCGTCGCGGTCGACGTTGTCGTCGGTCATGTCGACGACGACCTCGTGCGTTTCGATGTGCCGTTCGGGGAGGTTGTACCCGGTCGCATCGCGGCCGAGGTCGGCCGGCGACTGCACGAACGCCGCCCACGATGCGAGCCACAGGTAGAACTCGCGCTCCTTGTGCGGGTACAGGGTGAGGTTGTTGGCCTTCGTGGAGTCGCGCTGGAAGAACCTCGTGAGTGCCTGCCCGGTGTCCATGACGCCGAGGAATCCAGCGTAGTGGATGAGTTCCTTGAACCTGTTTGGCGAAGGAGTGGCGGTAGCGACGAATTTGTATGGAACGGCGGCGAATCCGGCGAGGAACGTCTGGTACGTCTTCGACCCGAATGACCGCAGGACTGACGCCTCATCGAGGCTGACTGCGGTGAACTCGTTGACGTCGAGACGGCCGTCCCGAACCGATTCGTAGTTCGTGATGTAGATTCCGTCGCCGTCGACCTCAGATGTGCGCCGAATGAACCGAGTCGGGATGCCGAGCATGTCGGCGTCGTGCGCGAACTCGATACGGACGCCGAGCGGCGCGATGATGAGACCGCGACCGCCGCCGTGCTTCTCGAGCGTTATCCGCAGCGTTTCCAACTGCATCACCGACTTACCAAGTCCAAACGCCGCAAAGATAGCTCGGCGCCCGCCAGTCACAGCCCAAGCGACGATGTCGCGCTGGTGTGGTTTCAGGATCGGGTTGATGTCCGACCACTCGACCTTGTGACCGTACGTGCGATCGAACGCGACTTTCCCTTCAAGGAACCGCTCGTAGTCGTCCATCGTTTCGCGGCCCATGCGGCCGGCCGCCAGCATGTCTTGTGGTCTCATGCCGCTTCCGCCTTTCGTTTGGCGGGGTGTCCGTAGCCGGGGAACCGTTTCTGGATGGTGCGGCGTGCGACACCGATACGCTCGGCTACCCGGTTGTAGGAGGCGCCCTCACGCAGCATGCGTTCGGCGGTGGCAAGGTCAGCTGCACTCCACTCGTGGCGCGGCTTCATGCGGTTCAGTCGAGCCTGGCGATCCCTCTCAGCTTTCGCACGCCGCTGCTGCTCGAGTTCGTAGTCGCGGCCACGCTGCAACTCGGGCAGACCGGTGCGCTTGTTGAAGTACTTGCGTTCGGTTTCGGTGACCATCGCCGTCAACGACTGCCACTCCTTGAGTTGGGCTTTCGTGCCTTTCGCTTCGGGGTAGTGGCGGGTGATCCAGGCGGTCGGGACGCCGATGGTGGCGGCGATTTCGCCGGGTGGGCATTCGTCGGCGATCATCGCGAGGATCCGCTGATGCTCGTCGTCGGTGAACGTTCTCTTGCTGCTCATGCGGGTGGGTCCTGTCGGTGGTGGGCGCTACCGTGCGCGAGTGAGTGAGGTGTCGTGGTGCTGGTATTCGCCGGGCCTGGTTGAGGCGCCTGGTGGTGGGTGGGTGTCGACGATGCCGCTCGACTGCCACGGTTGCGGTCTGCGGTGGTCGGATCTGGGGTTGCAGATCGTGCGCGGGAACGTGGTCCGCTCGTGGGGTGCACCGCCCGGGTATCCGTCCGCGACCGTGTTCTACGAGTGCCTCGGGTGCGGGCACCGGACGTACTGCCGGTCATGACGCATCCCCGATCTGGTGTCCGCATGGGAGTGGTCCGCCGAGGTGGTATTCGTCGAGGTCGGTGGGACGTCCGTGGCCGTCGTCGGCGAAGCAGCAGTGGTCGGCGTGGTCGGCGACTGGTCCTGTGGTGCATGGGCATCCGGTGCTCATCCCTGCGCCTCCCGTGCGAGCTGTAGGCAGTGTGCTTCGGCCGCCCACGCCGTGTTCTGCATTTCGGGTGTGGCGCCGGTGGTGTGTGCGATCCGCTCGGCCACGTCAGCAAGGCGGCGCCAGATCCATCCGGGGGTTTCGGGGCAGCGCTGCGAGTGACCTCCAAGTCCTCCGCAGCCGCCGCAGTAGATGTCACCCACGGCCGGCCTTCCCGTCAAGTGCGCGGAGCAACGAAGTCGCACCGCAGTGGAGGCACTGCGAATCCGTGTCGTTGCCGTCGGGGATGCGATAGCCGCACACGCAAGGATCAGCTTCCCAACGCTCGGCCAACTTCCGCACCCGCTCCACCTCGGCGCGCAGCTCGTCACGCTCGATCTGCAAGTCGTCCTTGGCGACGTAGTGCTTGATCGCAAGGTCCTGGTTCTCCCGCTCGGATCGCCGCGTGGCTTCCAGCTCGTCGGCCAGCTCGCGCACGAGATCCGGCGCCGCGGCGATGAAGCGGGCATCGGCTTCGCCGGGATGCAGCAGAGCGGCGCACCGGATGATCTCACGCGCATCGGTGAGTTCGTGCTTGTCGTCACCGAGTGCGATGAGCCGCGCCCGGGTCTCCGCCGTCCACCACCACCTGCCTTCGGTGATGCCGTCGAGGGCTGCCCGTGCACGCTGCACGATGTCGGTGGTGTCAGGCAACTCTTTCAAGTTCTGAAACTGTTCAGTCATCGGAGTTCTCCTTGCTGGTGTGGGTGACGCGGACTGGCCCGAACCGGCGCAGCATGGTCTCCCAGTCGATGTACGTCTTGCCGCCGAGGTAGAACTTCCAGTAGCCGTCGATCGACGGTGCACTGGTCTTGCCGAAGTTGAGTAGTTCGGCCTCGGGGTCATCGTCGGCGGATTCGTCAGCGAGCGTCGGCCCATCGCCCCACCCGTAGTCCGCCCACGCCAGCGACTCGACGCCGATGACATTCGGCGGTTCGGGCGCGCCCATGTCGAGGACGTCACCCACCTTCGCGGGGTCAGTGCCGGTCATAGCGACCACCACCGCTTCGGCCCCCGAATCTGCATGCGCCCGCAGGTGTCGCAGTGTCGGTACTGACGGTGCGAGTCCCTGAACGTGACCCAGAATCCCCAGACGTGCCGGTGCCTAGTCATCGCCCTCACCCGCCTCGGCGTGAGCGGCGATCAGAGCAGTACCGACGTCCAGGGCTCGGTCTGCATCCCACGGTCCGTAGATCGGTATGTCACTGCCGTCCGGGTACGACACACAGATCGACGATCTGCGCGAGTCGTAGTCGACCTGAATCTCGTCGTCGCGGGACAGCCAGGCGACGTCGCGGTCGCAGCGATGAATCGGCTCGGGGAGCTTCACGATCGCGAAGCCGGCCGCGGTGAGCGCGTCGAGCTGGTGTGCGGCGTGCAGCACAGTCACGTCCCGCCCTCGGATGGGCTCTTCCCACCCGCACTTGCAGGTCGCCAGGCGCATCCCGTGGACCCGCTCGTGCGCGGCGATGACGTCCCGCGCGTCCTGCCCACTCATGCCGCACCATCCTCGGGAGTCCACAAGACAACAACAGGGAAGGGAACCATCGGCGGCGCGTGTAGGCGACCGAGTGCCACCCACTGCTCGCGGATGCGTTGCCAGACACGCCACGTAGGGTCGAGAACCATCGAGTTCCGTGGCAGCGCATCGAGTTCTTCGACGGTCCGCACCGTGCGGGCCTCACGCCAGGTCGCGGCGACGTGTGCGCGATGATCACCCTCGTCGTCGAACCAGGTGCCGCAATGGCAGAGGATGAGGTGGGCGTCCTCCTCGCCGGGATTGACGGATGCGTGCGCGGCTAGGTGCTTTTCGAGCGTGATCATGCTGCACCGCCGTCCGAATGTCCCCACTTTTCGATGACCGCATCCAAAGCCCACTGCCGGTCGGCGGCCCACACCTCGCACATGTCCGCGAGGGCCGCGAGCATCGGACGCCGGACTGCGATCTGATCACCTTCCGCCTCAGGCCAGCCGTCATCCTGTGCGATCAGTGTGCGGAGGCCGTCGATGGTGCCAGTCCAGCAGCCGACACGCAGCGCCCATCCGCTCACGGTGGGTGTGAGGATTGCATGTCCAGACGGGAGGCCAGTCACAGACAGGATGGGGTCCGCGTCCCGGAGGTCCGCGTCCCGGAGGTCCGCGTCCCAGAGGTTCGCGCCCCGGAGGTTCGCGTACCGGAAGTCCGCGCCCCGGAGGTTCGCGCACCGGAGGTCCGCGCCCCCGAGGTCCGCGCCCCCGAGGTCCGCGCCCCGGAGGTCCGCGCCCCCGAGTTCCGCGCCCCCGAGGTCCGCGTACCGGAGGTTCGCGTCCCGGAGGTCCGCGCACCGGAGGTCCGCGCCCCCGAGGTCCGCGCCCCCGAGGTCCGCGCCCCGATGCCCCTGTCGTGCAGCCTCAATCTCAGCCATTGCGTGAGCAGTGCGCTCTGCCACCGTACTCATGCCGCACCGCCGTCCAACTCCGGGGCGGACAGGTCAACGACAGCGCGGAGGCCGGTCATCGACGCCTCACCACTGCCGCTACTGCGGTAGCAGTCGTACTTGAGCGCTGCCTGCTGGTACAGGTCTTCGGTGGTGGTCATCGGCCGCTCGATCCGAAACCATCAGTGCCACGCCCATCACCAGACGGCGGGAGATCTTCGACCAGCTCGACTGCCGGCGTGGCGATCGGGACGATTAGGAGCTGCGCGATCCGCTCCCCTGCGTCGATGAGTTCCGGGGTCGGCTCCCACGTGGCGAGCGCGACTCTGATCTCGCCGCGGTATCCGGCGTCGATCACGCCGATTCCGTTCGCGAGTGCCAAGGACCGGCCGTAGGCGAGCGACGATCGCAGGGCGACGATCCCGACATGCCCCGCAGGGATCGCGACCCTGGCGCCGGTCGGGACGACAGTCACCTCGCCAGGCTCGATGTGGACGCGCTTGGCGGCGTAGAGGTCGATACCGGCATCATGCGCGTGAGAGCGGGCCGGGACAGGAGCACCACGAGGGATGCTGACGGGCAAGATAGTCATGCGGAAAGTCCTTCCAGGGCAGCACTGCCAGGGCAGGCAGTGAATCGGAGTTGGGGAATCGGAGACGCCGTAGCCGGCCGCAAATGCCAGTCACGGCCACACCCATGCGGGCACTCAACCGAGAGGCGTTTCCTCGGCGACGGAGGTCGATAGTCCGGTTCCGGTGCGCCACGACGACGAGCCTCGACAGTCCGCAGAATCCAGCGGTGACAAGGCGAACAGAAGCCGTCAGCGAACCGTCGTGGACGCGTGCACCACGATGTTTCGCACCGAGGTCGGGCCAGGATGTCGTAGTGATGGTGGCAGTAGTGCTTCGCGGCTACCCTCATGGTGCAGCCGGGGATCATGCACTCCTGGCCCGGTGCGTAGGTGGCGCGCTTCGGTGCTGGTGCTGTGCCATCGCGCATGGCCTGTGAGTAGTGCTTGGAGCACAGGCCGCGGGCGAGATGCCGCTGACCGCAGCCTGGCCGGTCGCAGGTCCGCATCATGATGCGGCCTCCTCGACAGTCTCGGCGCCGGAGGATAGGTCGGCGATGCGGTCATTGACGCGGGCGATCAGACCATCCACACGCTCACGAGGCTCGCCATGCAAACCGGAGAGCCAACCGACCATCTGCCCGAGCTTCTCGACGTCGTCCATGCCGTCGATGCGTGTCTCGATGTCGGCCGGAATCTTCGACGGCGACGGAGCATCCGGGAGCGGCCTCACAGTGAACGGAGCCCGCTTGCCGCGCGTGACGGTGAGTGCGACAGTCTGAGCTTCACCGATGTGCGAGGCGTGGCTGATACGGATTCCGCCGACAGCAACGCCACCGAACTTGACGTCCGGATCGCGGTAGATCGTCAGACGCCGGCCAACGTACGCAGCACCGTCCGGCCCCCAGATCGCAACAAGGATGCGACGCATACTCTTGCCTGGCCGGAAACTCTTTCGCGGCCCGAAAACGTCAGTGAACAGGTTGATCGGCTGCTCGGCGTTGCCACGAGTGACGTCCGTAATCGTCACAGTGACAGGTCCGGCGATCAGGTCCTCCGCGTTCACCTGATCCGATCTGGCTTCAATCATCGTGGACAGGTCGATGTTCTGGTCGGTCACAGCACGATCTCCTGGTCGAAGGTTTCGAGGATGCGTTCGGTGAGCGGGAAGCCTTCGACCCCTTCGGCGTACCGGCGCACAATCTCCTGAATGTTCTGCTCGGCCTGTCTCACGGCCTGCACGATGACCTGCTGCCATGCGGGATTCGGGTAGACGCGTCTCACCCACATGTGCATGCCGGCGGTGTAGTCGATGTAGTCGATCCACTTGCGGCCGGACACGAGTAGTCCGCACTGCAGCTGAGCCATGTTCTCGGCGGGAACTTCTCCGGCGAGAACGTTGCGGACGTGCGATCTCTGCGACCGTGACTTGACCTCGATGAGTCCGTCGTCGCCGACGACACCGTCAGGGCTGTATCCGAGCTTGAAGTCGCCGAAGTCGCGGACCATGAACCCGGTCTCGCGGACCTTGGCGAACTGTGTGCGGTAGACGTCGCGGGCGATCGGCTCATCGAAGACTCCGCGGTACATGGCGGCGGTCATCGGGGTGTCGTCAGTGAATCCCGAGAACCGTTCACCAGCCAACCCGAGGAGGATGCCGCGTGAGGTGTCGTTCGATGCGGGTTCGAGGATCGGCGTCGATGAGCCGGATCGTGCGGCGGCGGCACGTTCGGTGTGCATCGTCTTGATCGAGTCGCCGGTGCGCTTCGACACGCACGCCGCGTTCGCTGGTGCCTGACAGGTGGGGCACTCGTAGTCCTTGGCGGACAGTGTTCGTTGGGTGATGAGGTGGCCGACGATGCTCGCGGTGACGATGCCGCGCCGCTGCTCAAACCACTCCTCGGACCCCTGCTCGATCTGCGGGTACTCAGTGAAAGTCATGCGATATCTCTCTCGGGTGTGACAGCCCACGGATCGGGGTCCTGTGAGCGGTCGATGAAAACAGGTTTGCGGTCGCAGTGCCCGTGCCCGCACTTCGCGTGCCAGCTGGTCTTGCGGATATCCGGGCACTGTCCGGGACGGTGGCCGCAGCACATGAGCCCGGCCGGCGCCGTGGTCGTCGTGCGGATCATCGGTTGATCCAGCGGATCACCCACCGCAGCTGCGGCGGCATACGAGACGGATCGACATCCTCGGCTTCGAGACGACCCGCAACGACCCCGCACACCAAAACAGTCAGGCCGAGGAGGATCAAGATCATGCTGTTGGTGAGCATCAGGTGCTCCTTTCGGTGGGGTCCGGTCCCTGCCCCATCCCCTCTCAGGGCAGGGACCGGAAGTGTTTAGGCGGCGGTGGTGCGCCGTTCGGGGCGGGTGAGGATGCCGGTGACCTGCTCGCGGAGCGCGGTCGACGGTTCGGGCCAGCGCGCGGCCTCGGCAGTGAGGCGCTCCTCCACTTCGGGTGACGCGTTACCGGGAGCGAGCGGCCAACGGTCGGGATCAGTCATCGCCGCTCCCCCTGTGTCGTGGCATCGGTGATGACGTGCGCGTAGTGCAGGAGCTGCTGCGCGAGAGTCCGCGCATCTTGTGCTGTCATCTGCGCGGTGATGAGCGTCTGCCCGTCCGCTGCCGTCTCGATGAGGCGAACGACGCGACCGTGCGGCCCGTATCCGGCTTCGGTGTACAGTTCCCGCCCGGATGCGGCGTCGAAGCACCTGGTGTCGTACGTCGGGGCGCTCATGCCGGCACCGGGGTTTCGGTCTTGACGAAGTCCAGGAGCGCGGTCAGGACAGCTTCGGCGGACTCTTCGCGGGTGCCGGTCACGGAGATGGATGCGACCCACCCCGCTTTCGGGTCGTCGCGGTTGGCGACACGGATGCGGTCGAACACTGTGCCCTGCTCCTGGAAGATGTCGGCGGACACCGTGTTGATGTTCGCTTCCCACCTGCCGAGGTGGAACCGGAGGCTGATCGAGCTGCAGTCGTCCGGGTTGTCGACGAGCAGTCCGACGACCTGTCTGGTTAGGGTGTCGATGCTGATCATGCGGGGTCACCGCCGATCGAACCCATCGCGTCGGAGTACTGCGGGCAGTAGGCCTGGATACCAGCGCCGAGCAGTGCACCCGCCTGGTCGGTGTCGCCGTCGAAACCGTCGAGGACAACGAGCGCGACGGCTTCGGGGGTGTTGCCGGCGTCGAGTGCGTCGCAGATGGCGTGGGCGGTGTCGATCGCCTGCTGCCCGGTGATGCCTTCCTCGGCGACGACCTGCAGGAAGATGCGGTCCTTCTGCGTCTCGGTCAGCTCGGGCGTGGTGGGCGGGGTGGTCGACTGCGGTGCGGTGACACTCACATCAGCGACCGGCGCCGGATCAGGGGTGGTGCTGCACGCCGTGAGAGGTAGGGCGAACGCGGCCACGGCGGCCAGGATGGGCTTGCGGATGGTCATGGTCAGGAGTCCTTCATGCGTGAGTACGCGTCAGCGATGGCCTTGAGGTCGTCCATGTCGAAGACGACGATCGTGGGGAAGTCGGAGTCGATGTCGTGGCGGCCAAGGATGGTCACCGCGACGCACTGGTCGTCGGGGAAGTCCTGGGTGACGAGCACGGTGCCGTCGTGGACGTTGTCCTGGTCTCGGGTGGCGGTCGCCTTCATCACTTCGGCTCCGGGAAGTGCTCAGGGTTCCGTCCGCCAGGAACGAACCTCAGATAGCCGACCGTCTCGCCAGCTCGATACGCATTCCACGACTTGACCGTCACGGCCGCCAAGTAGGTGGACGAGAGCTTTCCGGTGGTGTTGGAGCGGTTCTTCTGGAGGAGCTTCGCCAGCGTGAAGATCGGCTGATCGACGTTCTGATCGATGCCGTGCGACAGCTTTTCGAAGAAGTCCGTTGCATCGTCAGGTTCGATGTTCGAGCACGCGTGGAAGATCGCCGCCGACACCTGGATCGGCAGAAAAGCGTTGTGGCTCACCCGCGTCAGGAGCGGCACGACGTCGCGCAGCCACGGGTTCCGATCCAGCTCGTGAAGGAGGACAGAGTTTGAAACCGAACTTCTCGAACCACCACCGAACGTGCGGAATCCCTGGTTCCAGAGATAGACGCCACGAACAGCGGCAGCGAGTCCGACGTAGTGCTCTTCGCCGCGCAACTTGAGGACGTCCGAGAACTTCCGGTTCGCACCGGTGTCCATCGTGTGCTGCGTGGACTTCGGGAGGTCGCGAATGACGAGCATCTGCACGGTGATTCCGGACCTGACGATTGCGTGCAGTCGGTGCTGCCCGTCGAGGAGGGTGCCGTCTTCTGCGAACTTGATCGCTTCGCCATTCCACTTCCAGTCGCCGTTCTCCATGTCTGCGGCGTAGGCATTGACTCGGACCTCGCGAACGTTGCGGTTGTGGGTGTTCTTGGTGAGGTAGCGTTCAGCGATCTCGGGCGTGATGGTCTCGATGGAGACGTTGGGTACGTTGGACACTGCTAGACTCCTTGTGAGTTGTTGATGCGATCGAGTACGGCTTGGAGGCTTTCGATCGCGTTGGTGAGGTGGCCCCGCAATTGCGGGGCCACTTTTTCTTTGGAGGATTCGAAGCGGTCATCCGCTGCGATCCGATTGAGACGTTCGATGACCTTGGTGAGGTCGATACCGGCGTCTCTGGCCTGGTCTGCGATGGGTCGACGCTTCGGCTTTGCCGGCGTCGACTCCGGATGCACTTGCATGTCGTCGATGTCGTCAGCGGTGAAGCCGGGAACGATCTCGTCGTCGTGGCATTCGTTGAGTGCGTCGGCGTCGTATGCGGCGTCGATCCAGTCCTGATCCGACATGGTGTCTGGGTCACGGCCGTCGACGATGCCGCCGATCTCGTCGCCCGACTCGTCGGTGAATGTGGCCTGGCGGCGCGGCTGGGTCGCGGGCCGTACCCGACCATCGCCCGAGACTCGACTGTCCAAGTTGGACACTTGCCCGGACTCTTCGAGGTCGCGACGCACTGCGCCAGCCGTCGACGGACTCGCGCCAGTCCGCTTTGCGTGCTCGCGGTCCGACAGATGCGGATCGGCCTTGATCGACTCGGCGACGATCTGGCGCTTCTGCTCCCGCGTCAGGTGACGGCGGTGCAGGTTCAGGCTGAACGCGAGGCCGCGCAGCTCCTGCTCACCCTTGTCGGAAACGGTTCGCGGACAGTGCAGGTTGTACTTCCGAGCGATCTCGTCACGGTGGTGGCCGTCGACGATGGTTCCGTCCGTCGACACGAGGATCGGAACCTGCACGCCGTTGATCCGGATCGACTCTTCGAGCTCTGCGCGTTCATCAGCCGTCAATGGCGGCATGACTTGAAAGCCGACCATTAGGCGACCTCGTCAACGGGGCGGGAGGTGGTAATGGCCGCGAGGGGGACGCCGAGTGTGGTCGCAATGCGCCGCGCCATGTCTGGCGTGCACCGTTTGCGTCCAGCCTCAATGTTCGAGAGGTGAGGGTGGGTGGTTCCGACTGCGACGGCGAACTTTCCGAGTTTCCAGCCGTACGCCTCGCGGAGGGCCTTGATCGTGGCTCCGGTACGAACCGGATCGTCGTTCTCGTTCATGCATCTCACTGTAGGAACGAACAGGAACCGTGTCAAGAATGGAACGGAAACTGGTTCCGCCACAGCGCATCAGCGCAGGTCAGAGTGGAACCACATTCTTGTTCTTTCACCTATGGGTTTCTGCGATTCCGTCCTGTTCCGCAGGTGCCGAGGAGTAGATGTTTCTCTTTGATTCCTGCACGATGAACGTCATGACCAGCACGGAGTGGAAACGAGTCGCCGCCGCAGTCGTCGCACGGAGGGCTGAACTCGGAATGAAGACCGCGAAGGAACTCGCGGAGCGCGCCCAGCTGACTCCCCGAGTGATCGGCGACGTTGAGAACGCACGACGGACGAACTACGGAGCCGGGACCAAGGCGCAGATCGAGCACGCGCTCGGCTGGATCCCCGGATCTATCGACCTAGTGCTGCAGGGGGAGCAACCACTCGCTGTGGGTGCCACTGAGAATGCCTTCAAGTTCGACAGGACTGGACGACGCGCTCAGCTTGGCTACCAAGATGCAGCTGCTGACCGCATCCTGAAGCTCTACCTATCCGCAGTGGGACTGACTCAGCTGATCAAGCAAGAACCGGCAACTCCTCAATCCGTACGAGACTTCGCCGACAGCCTCGCTGAGGAGATTCTGAAGGTTTTGGGCGAGACGGTCGGACCCGACGCTTTGCGAGCCTTGTCTGCAGGGTTCCTCCGATTCGCAGACATTGCCGAGAACCACTCTGACTACAACGAAGAAGGAGCCGACCATGACACTGACACCAAACCTGCCTCTGACGCTGATCGTCCGCCGGCCTCGGGAACACCGCGCGAAACGCGCGAAGGTGAGAAGACCTCGTTCGGGCGCGTCGGCCAAGCCCTCTCCGGCGTCCAAGACAAGCCGGACGGCTTGAACGAGCAGCAATCAAGCCTAGAGGCTGGAGAAGTTGTGCACATGGTCCCGCCTCCAGCCGGAACCGCACCATACACACTCGCCGCGTCTGCACACTGGCCCGATGGCGTCGACGTCGACGCCAGCGGCACCGCAGACGAATACCAAGCCTGGCTCGACGACGGCAGCCCTGATACCTGGCGCGTGTACCGCGAACGCCGCAACGCCGGACTACGACCAGCGGCACTCGACTACGGACCCGACGATGAAGGCGAGTCCGAGCGGGCAGCACGCGAGCAAGATGAAGCGGCCGAGGGATCGCAGGATGGCGAGGAGTGACCAACTACCACTTCTGGGAGGACTCGCCAGACTACGACGAGCCTCCCGAGGATGACCCGTGGGAAGAGCCGCTCGACCCGTGGGAAGAGGCCGAACTATTCGACCTGATGGAACGAGAGCGCGAAGCTGCATCGAAGCCCTCGATGCACGTGTTCATCGACGACTCCGGCGATGGCGGGTTCAAGCTCGACAAAGGATCATCCAGCCACCTTGTGATGGCGGCCTGCGTGTTCCGCGACCCAACCGAGATTGAGCACCTGGCAGACCGGATCGAGGCATGCCGGACGAAGTGCAAGCACCGCGGCGAGTTCAAGTATTCGAAAGGCACCAAACGCCAGCGTGATCACTTCTTCGAGTACATCGAACCGGTCAAGTTCGACATCCGCACGATAGTGATCGATAAGGCGATCATCTACAGCCCGACGCTCAGAAGCTCTGCGAGCAAGCTGAAGAGCTTCGCGATCCGCATGCTGCTAACCAAGAACTACGGTCAGATCAACAACGCGAAGGTGATCATCGACGGACTCGACATCAGAGGCTTCGGGATCCCCGACGCCGAGTACCTGATGCGCAAGGTGCACGAGGAACGACCGGGCGTCATCGACTCTGTGCGATTCGGAGACTCCACTCAGAACGTCGGGCTGCAACTCGCCGACATGGTCGCCGGAGCGATCAATGCGCACGTGAAGACACACGCAAAATCCGACAGCACACATTTCGACCTGATCCGCCCGCGGACGTATCAGCCCAGAGGATCACTGTGGAGGTACAAGTGATGACATGGGTCGGCCCCCATGCCTATCGCGTGAAGCGAACGCGCACCAAAGGGAGACTATTCGGCATGAGGGCCTCGGTAGCTACAGTGTTGCACATAGAACCTTGCAAGGGAATTACATCCACGTAATTCCTGGTCAGGATCGGTTTCTGTCGGAGGCTCGTGATTTGGTGTCCGCTATGTACCACCCATGGCGACACGCGCGAGACCTCGGCCTGGCGATCGAGTTCGTCAACGGACTACGACCCCGAGGCACCTATGCAGCCGGGCTCGTCCAGATCCGCGCCGGCCTCTCCCAACGCGAACGCCGCGTCGTCCTCGCCCACGAAATCGTGCACTGCGAGCGAGGCGACGACGGCATCGCCTGCTCCCGCTGGCACCTCCAGAAGCGCGAACGCGCCGTACACCTCACCGCCGCACGCCGACTACTCCCCATCGAGGAGATCATCGCCGCCCAGCACGAACCCGACCCGGCGATCGCACTATGGGTCGACGACTACACGCTCGCGCTCCGCATGCGGCACCTCGACCCGCACGAACGCCGCCAGCTCGACCTCGCCACCGACGAATGGCGAATCGCATGACCGACGACGACCGCACACTGCTCGACTTCGCGGCACGCATCTATCGAGACCGCGGTGCCCACGCTATGGCGACCCTCTTCGGAGTCACGACCCAAGCCATCTCCTCACACATTCTGGCGGTGACGCTAGAGGGTGAACTGAACGCCGAGGCTACTTTCAAGAAACTCTTGAAATAGCCTGGTCATGACAGGTCGATTAACCACTACAGCCTCGACATGATCCTGGCTGTCGGCTACCGCATCCGCGGTCCTCTCGGTGTCGAGTTCAGGCTCTGGGCTTCAACCGTCCTGCGCGAGTACCTCGTCAAGGGCTTCGCGATGAACGACTCACGACTCAAGCGGGCATCACGTACACCGCTGTCCGCACCGAACTCGGGCTCATCGTCACCCGCTACTGGCAACGACTCGGGAGACTCCTCGACGACCCCGATGCGATCGCCTACGCGCCCGTCGTTATCAATCGGCTGCGGCGGATCACCGCCAGATAAGCTCGATACCCTCACCGTCAGGATACGAGCGGCGACCACCACCAATCCGCCAGATCCGGACGTCCACGATCGACCGCACCAGATCGCGGCGATCACGGACATCAAGCGCCTCCCACCGCTGACGGGCACCCGCACCCATCATCGATGCCACCAACGGCGACGACATCATCGACCGGGCACGCTGCTCCGCCGCCTCAATCTGCGGCAGAAGCCTCGCCTCAATCCGCGCCAACGCCGCCGGAGACAAATCACCTTCGGCTGCCGCATCCGTGAAACCGTCGAGCCGCTGCCTGAGCGCCCGCACCTCACCAGCAGCCTCCGCATACCCAGTATCAGAGGCCGCGAGATTCTGCACCAAATCCTGCCCCTCGAGACGCCTGACGACAGCCTCAGACACGAACGGATCGACCCGGTGGATGACACGGGACACACAGAATCGTCCACCACCGACAGTCGGCTGAGAACCTCGGCACATGTACGAGTCGTATCCGCGGTTCTTGATGCGAATCATCGGACTGCCGCAGTGACCGCACAAGGCGATTCCGCTCAGCAGCCACCGCGGCTCACTCCCCCTTGGACGAGTCACCCTCGACGGATCGCTCAGGATCGCGATGACCCGCTCATGGTCCTCCACTGACACCAGAGGTTCCCACACGCCCTTCCCAACGATCTTCCCCCGATGAGTCAGCAAACCCGCGTAGGTGGGGTTCTTGGCGATCGCGCGGAACGTCTGCGAAATCCACTGCCCCGGCGTCCCATCCCGTTTGGGGCGCGGCGCGGGGATACCACGTTCGTTGAAGTCACGGCAGATGCTGTAGATGCTGTCCCCGGCGATGAGTCGCCGCACGATCTCGCGCACGTGGGGCGCAGTTTCCGGGTCTGGTACACGGGTGATGGATTGGCCGGTGTCAGGGTCGCGGAGAATGCGGTACCCGTATGCGAGCTTCCCGTGTGGTCGGCCGGCCTCGCGGTTGGCGCGCATCGACCTCATGATTCGTTCCCGAGTCTGCTCGACTTCTTTCTCGGCGAGGAGTGCGTCGAGGCCGGTGGTGAAGCGGTCGTCGCCGGATGCGAGGTCGTAGGTGCGGCCGGAGTAGGACCAGAGAACGCGGCGGCGTGAGCAGAGGTCTCGGAGGTCGATGTAGGCGCGGAGGTCGCGTTGTGCGCGGGACGCTTCCCAGGTGACGAGGACGTCTCCGGGTTGGAGGATTGAGTCGAGGCGGGCGTAGGCGGTGCGTTGGCCTCGGGAGTAGCGGGAGGCGCCGATGTCGTTGTCGGTGAGGACTTCGGCGACGGTCCAGCCTTCACGGGCGGCGACAGCGCGGCACTCTTTCTCCTGTTCGGAGACGGATTTGCCGTGTCCGCTGGTGTCGGAGGAGACTCGGCAATAGATGATCGCGCGCAT